TATATTAAGGGGAGAAAAAAAATATTCTTATAGAATATGATATAATTAATATATTTAAAGTATTTACTTTCCTAATTTTTTTTCTCCCCTTAATATAGAGCCAGAGAATAATTTAAAATGAAAAAAAAAAACTATCTCATTTTCAATCCAGAGAATTATGGATAGATTATATCCATTCTTATTTTGTCAGTTTTTAAAACATGTCATTTTAAGAATATTTAAAATATATAGAACCACCCCTTTTTTTACACTATTAAATTTTCTTAAAATACCATCTCAATATCAAGACATTATAAGAATAAAACCCCTGACCCTATCCAATATATAATATATAGTATATTAACCATAATTATTACTTAAAGATTACTCATATATAATATATATTATATGAGCGATAATTCAACACAGATTAAAAATGAATGCCCTGTTTGTTTTTCTAACGAAAAACCTTACTATATTACTTGTGGGGGCTGTAAAAACATAGCCTTTTGTGGTGATTGTTTCAACACAGAAAAAGAGGTTCGACCTACTTTATCTTGTTGTCTATGTCGTCATAATTTTATTACAAATGCACCACGAACTACTACTACTACTACTACTACCACTACTACTACAACAACAATTCATCGTCCAAATAATACACAAGACCGTTTTCGTCTATTCAGAGATAGAGAACACGGAAAATTTATTAATATGATGGAAGAGTTTCATAATCATTGGAGAGAAAATGGAGAACTGAAATATCAAGTAAATTGGATGGGGTATCATTTAAGTTCTTCTTGGTTGGGTGACAATTATAGAAATTTTTTTAATCCTAATTATTTAATTGACCCTGATGCTCTTAACAGTTATCAACTGACTTTATATGATGATTGTATAAAAAGGTTCGAAATCAAAAATCCTGATAGTGGTCGTTGGTGTAAAAGGTATAATAATAATTGGCTTGTTAATCCAAGATGGAGGAACTACAATAATGAGCATATTTCTGTAATGTTTGATGATTTAAAACAAAGAATTCAGACTACAATTAATACAAGGTTTGATTGAAATTAATCAACTATCATTTGAGCTTCTTCATAAATTAATTGTCTTGCTCCATCTTTGAGTATTGACCCAATACTATTTTCAGGTACAGTATCATCATCAGTTTCCGAATCTGATGTATCACTATATTCATTATATGGGTCTGGAATATCGTTATGAAACTCATCACTATATAAATGTAACATATAGTTTTTTAATTTATTAAAAAATTCATGAAATTCTTCTTCATTATTTATTTCTATACTCTGTAAAATCGTTTCTGCAATATCTTGAATATTATTATCCATATAATATTTAAAATATATTTTTTTGAAAATAAAAACGAATTATGCCAAATCGGTTGAAAATCGACCGTTTAGTAAAGTTGCAGTTTTTTCTAATTCAATCCAAGATCTATGTACATAACCTTGATTTAACATATTACTATAATTTAATTGTAACTGAATACCTCTCGAATTGATTCTTTCATTAAACATATCAACATCATAATTATAGTAAAAAGATTTACCCAAAATACCTTCACCAGAAGATTTTAATTGCATTCCTAAATAACTATAACCAAAAGCAAGACCGCCAGGATCATCATCTTCTTTACTATATTCTGATTTTGTTATATAAGCTTGACTGAATAAACCTTCCGTTCTACTTAAATCATTGTAATGTACAGATGGATTCTTCCTATCAACTGGATATAATCGTTTATCATTAAATATACAATTTGTAATAAATAATTGTTTATTTTCTCCAATAGGAGTTGGACAAACACTTTGGAATGCATTAGTTAATGTAGTATCAAAAGCTGTGCTGTCACCTTCTAAAGCACAAATAACCTTACGGACAACACGACCAGCACCACCAATATCAATAGTCTGTTCAGTATTGATTTGAGCTTGTGTAAAGCTTCTTTTATTTAATCTATAATCTGGATAATTGTATTGAATTGGAGTTGTTTTGTTTCGTTCTTTAAAGTCAGCCATAACATTTCCATCAGTATAATATAAATAATCAGCTACGAGTTTAGTTTGTGTTTGATCTAAATTAATTTCTATTCCAGTTGCCTCACCAATTTCTTTATCGTATACATGTCGTTTTTTAGATGTTGGGCTTTCAAAATGTAATTCGATTGCTACTTGATCATCAATTAAATATAATGCTAATTCATTCCCACGGAGCATTGGAAAAAGGTCCGCAAGAGAAACGGAGAAAACTGGTTTATTAGCCAATTTTAATTGTTGAATAGCATCAAGATTACCACCAGCACCATCTTCTTCAATAGCATATTCTAAATATCCTTTAATACCATATCCAGAAGCATTGACATTATGTTCTGAACCTTTTGTAGAATCAAAAATAATCTCTCTATCCATAATTCTGGATGAAGTGTAAGTTTCTCTTTCATAATTAATTGGATTATGAATAAAAATGGATTTATAGCCCATATAATGATTAAAATCATCAATTTCACAAATAGTAGCAGTTCCAATTTTTAAAGTTGCTCTTTTTATTAATGAATAAATACCAATATTTGGAGGAGATGTTCCTTCTGTTTGAGCATTACCATCTAATGAAAATGTAATTTTACTGAAACTGTGTAATATACCTTGATTTGATAAAACGAATCTGCAGAAGTTCTCCGATTGAATAACTGGATCATGTACGAGAGTGTCGAAAGACATATTTTCTGAATCAGTGGCTATATCACCGACTTTAAGAATTTCTGGAATCTTGCCCCTGTCATCTGATTGTTCGTTGGAATTCATATATATATAATAAAAATATAAATAAAAATTCTTAAAAAAAAATTAATTAATTACTTGTAATCCGTTTTGAGTAAATAGTAAAGTTTGTTTTGCCCTTACAAACATAAAAGCACTATGAGCCAAACCACTTGTCAAACCAGTTTCCAATTGTACTGAAAGATTTTCATTTCTCATGTCTACACCTTCTGAACTTATTTTATCCAGTGCAACTCCTATACCAAACATCTGACCAGAATCAGCAAATTCCAAAGAAGCAGCATCGGCAGGAGCTTCACGATTAAATGTAATTGGAGATAATTGAGTTCGAACCAATTTATCAAAATTACCAAAAGCATTTACATAATTACGGAAAATTTGAGGGTCAGCTACGGTATTATCTGGATCATCACGAACATTAGCATCAAGATTATACATTAAAGGCATTCTATTACCACCTTTTAAAAATATAATTTGTTTAATTGGAGCAATTTCGCCAGTTGTTTTGTTATTTATTAATGGAGAACATTGATAAGAATCAAAATTTAAATTATTTAGTCTTTCACTTGGAATGAAATTTACAAAAAAACCAAGAACACGACTTAAACCAAGTCTTAAATTTAAAATAGCATTGGAAGATTGGATAGTCTGATAATAGCCAGTAATAGCATTATATTCCATGGAATTACTTGTCTTAGACATTAATTGACTTAATTGGTCAACAGAAGGATTGATTACTTCACAATGAAGATTTACATCAGTAAGTTGATAAAAAGCATTAGTCCAAGAACCATTTAAAAATTGACTGTCTGGTGCAAGATGAACTGCAATTTCAAGACCACCAGTTCCACCACCATTTCCAGATAAAGGAATTGGAGTACCAGAATTTAAAAATCCTGTGGGAAGGTCAATACTAAATGATGTACCTCTATATACTCTACTTGCAGCTGCAGAGCCATTTGTATTATTAACAACAGCTAATTGCTGTGCTTTTACATTATTTACAATTCCAACTCTATTTTGTAAACTGGTTAAAGCTTCACTTTTGGAAGTTCTAGCTGGTACATAACTAGCTAAATAACGACCAAAATGTTTACAATGTTCTATGACTGATTTATATTTTTGACTTGTAATCACAACTTGGTCTATCATTCCATAAATACCCAATTTTGAAGAAATATCTAAATCATCAGCAGGTAAAGGTATATCTCCAAAATCTCCATTTGGAGTTTTATAAATGGAAATATTACCAGTAAATCTTACGGAATAACCATCAAGGAAACGATTTTGTTCACCAATTATAAAATTTATAACAGGTGATCCCGATTTATACGAAATACGAGCATTCTGGTTACTGGGTGATATTTGTAAATAACTTCTTGAGCCATCAGTATTATTCATTTATATATATCTATTATAAATAAAAAAATTATTAAAAAAAATAATAATTTATATTTCTACCCTTACATCACTTCCAGAAAAGATTATTCTACGAATATGGAAATTAAAACACATCCAAAGTTTTGGTTTAGTTGGAGCATCGGTTTCATTATAATTTACTTGTAACATAAAATCTTTATTTACTCCATCATATACCTTATTTTTACCAATAGCCAAAGCACGACCAATCATGAAATTTTGACTAAATCTTTGGAAAGATGGATTGGATACACCAATAGCACCAAGAGCTTTATCTAACTCAATTAAATGCTGTGCATCAATACTATAACTATTTGAAACTTTTGATAAAGATACAAGACGATTTGGTTGAAGTCGTCCATCATATTGTAGCTGATATGAACTGATTCTATCGGATATTCCTTCCAGTCCAGAACGATTACTTCTTAAATAAATATCTGGAACAGTAATAATTTCATTTTTATTAATTATGTATGTATTAGAAGCATTAATATTTTCTTTACTTGTATAAACTGAACCATCTGTTGGAATACAAAATAATGCTTTACTTCTTCGTTCATTTATTGGAATACGAATATTAGCAACTCGGTCAGAAGCCAATAATGAATGTTTATAATTTGTAACACTCATAAAATCATAAACCATTCCTTCTGGTTCTTTCATCATAGCTCCAATTTTTTTATCAAGAGTTCCAGAAGGCATATCAACAACTTCACAAATTAAATTTACATCTGATACTAAATAAGTTGGTTCATAAGAACTTGGATCATTCACACTTCTTGAATATACAAATACAGAAGCATTATTAATAGCATCAAAGCCAGGTCCATCCAACTCAACAGAAGCATTAAAAGTTAGTTTAATTTTACCAGCATCCATATCAATTTGCTTAATAGTTGGAACACCAGAGGCAGATTTAAAAACAGCAATAGAGCCACCATTTATATTTCTTTCAAATCCAACAGCTTCACCGACTACAAAAGGACATTGCTGTACATCGGTATGTTGACTGTTTCTTGTCATTAAATAAACTTCATTAAAAGAAGCATTTGCTTTAATACTTGCTCCACCAGTAGTAATACCAAGTAACATAGGATTACACTCCAATCGTCTATATCTCATTACTGTATCCAATTGACGGAATACACGATTATTATCTTCAAGAAGAATAGTAATCATTAAACCATTATTTAGTAAATAATTTGGAAATACTTTATCATTGGAAAAAATACCAGTATGTAAAGGTAAAGTGCATTTACAATTGATAAAATCAGAATCAGATAAAGAAGCACTTGTACTTAAAGTTGAAGCATTATCATCAGAAATAAATTTACTATTTCTACATGTATTTGCTGCTGCTTTACTTCCACCTTGTGTTCCTCTATGTTTTTCATTATAAGAAGTAGCTCCTTCGGTTATTGATCTAATATTTCTTAAACTATCATTTGTATCATAATCATATTTCATAGCAACCATAGTATTGTAGTTTTCTATAGATTCAAGTTCATTACCTTGACCATCAGAAATACGAATATTACGACATAAACATTGACCACCAGTTTCAGCATCAAGCTGTAAACGAGTTGGATATAAATTGCCGATAGTTTGTGATCCAGAAATAGTTCCAGTTGGAAGTTTTATTTTTACATTAAATTCTAAATAGGTTTGTTTAGGATTAAAAAATCTAACAGAATTAGAATCAATTCTTAAACGAATCTCTTGTCCAGCAACATATTCTAAACCATTTTCGGAAGGAATACGGACTGATTTCTGTTCAACAGGTATTTTTTCATCACTCATCCAATAACTCATCTTTTATAAATAGTTAAATATAAAATAAAAAATTAAAAAAAAATTCGTTTATATTATATTTATATTCTATAATATATATTAAATGGGAAAAAGTAAATATCATTTACCAAAAAACATTACATATAGACCAAATAACAAATTAAAAAAATACATGTTTATAAAATGTTTAAATAAAGATCAAGGAAAATTTATTAGTAGATGTTTTGAAACTTTACAAGAAGCAATTTATTATAAACAATTATATGAAAAAAATAAATTACCTTCAAAAGAATATAAAACACCTTCTGAAAAAAGACAATTACATAAAAATAGGGCTAAATATATTTCAACTGATATAGGATATGAATTTTTTTGTACTTCTGGATATTCAGAAGATTCAATGAATAGATTTGGATATAAAACTTGGTGGTTTTATCCTGAAAATCCAAATGATAAATTACCTGAAAATGTTTATAAAAATTTAACTCCTGATTCATTAAAAAAATATAAAGGTTATTGTAAAAGATCTAATGATTTTTTTTCAAACATATCAACTTCTTTTGATGGAGAATAATCAAAAATATTTATTTGTTTTTGTCTTAAAATATTATATAATACAATAATATTTCTTAAATCTAACCAGCTCCATTTATGAATTCTATCTTTTCTTGGTTTATTATAAATATCACCTTCTCTTTGATATGAATCAAAATAATAGTTTGGATTTGTTTCTGGAGTTTTAGTTATTTGTAATGTACCATCTTCTAATTCTTTACATTCTGGAATAAATTCAATATAATTACAATCACAACCAAGAATATGTATATTATTAGCAGCCATACAATATCCATATAATACAGCACTTGTTCCAGAACAATAATCAACCAAATATCTGAATGGATTTTCTTGAGATAATTTAAATTCTTGAATAAAAACAACATTTTTAAAATTTAATATTTCTTTCCAATGATCCATTATCGAAGCACATAAAAAAAATGTTTTACATTTTTGATTAATTATTAGTTTTTTAATATCTTCTATATTATTTTTTAAAATTACTGAATCAACACAAACAAAATGACTTGGATATAAATCAATAGTTTCCCAATGACGATAAGCTAAACACATTCCAATCCATTCTTTATCTCTTAAAAATTCAAAATCAAAATCTTTTATGGATTTTCCATTTCCAACAATATAAATATCATGTATAGAATCTGTCATATATACTATACATAGATATTAATTTTATTAATTAACCTTAACCTCCCCAGCAGTTCCAGCTTGGACAGCTTGTAATTTCTCTTGAACTGGTGGTGCTTTTTGAAGTGTTTGTAATTTTGATTGTGCTTGTTTTTTTTCTTCTTCTTCTCCAGCAATATCAGCACCAGCTCCGAACAATCCAACCAAACCACCAGCAGCTTGTAGAGCAACACCAACTGGAGCAGCAACACCAGTCAAATCAAGAGCAGTTCCCAAACCTTCTAAAGCACCAGCAGCAATATTAGATACATTGGATACTTTTTCAGCAGCATTATTTCCCTCAATTTTACCTTGAACTATATCATCAACTACATCTTTTGCACCTAAAGCAACTCCCAAACCAGTTGCCCCCAACCCTAATTTTCCAACAGAACCAGCTCTTTCAGCAACAGTAGTTCCAACAGAAGCAGCACTTTTTAAAGATTTAGTAAGATCAGTAACTAATCCAGAATCTTTTGCTAAATTACCACCAGCAGTTTCAATTCGAATTGCTTTGGATACAGGGACTTTTGTTGTAAATGTTGCAGCTACTGATTTACCAGTTTCAAGAACTCCTTCTGCTGTTGCTTTGGCTGTTTTCGCTCCTAAAACTAATGATTTACCTTTTGAAGCTATTTGTGATCCAACTGCTTCTCCAACATCAGCAGTTTCAGGAGTTTGGAAAGATGCTACTTTTGCTTTTTGAGAAGCAACATCATTAGTAAATTGTTTTTTATTTATTCTATAATTTTCTCTGATATTTCTATTTCTTTCAAGAGCAGCCTGATTTGCACTATTTACAGAACCAACACTATCTACGAATTCATCCATATATAATTATATAATTTTTTTATTTTTTTATAAAATAAAATTTACCACAGCACTTTGTGTGACCACCATTTTGCCGTATTTTTATCTGTTGCTGGACCATGTCTATTATAATAAGCTTTTTTTCTTTTTGGGTCATTATGATCTAAAGATTTATAAACTCCTATTTTATCTTTAAATTGTCCGTATCTATTATCTCCAAAATGTATTAATTTTGGATTTCCAGAAGGACTTTTGACATAAACAGAATATTTTTTATTTTTTGCTTTACTTTTAAAGGGTTTGTATAAAACTTTTTTATCCATACAATTTATTATATTTTTTTTCTTTGTATATAATAAAATGGAAGGTGATAATCAAAATAAAATAACAGTTAAACAAAAAAATGAGATTATCTTAACATCCAAAAAAATAATTAGTTTTTGTCGGTCTGGATGTAATATTAAAAGAAGTCATTTTGCAGATTTAGATGAAGTATTATCTGAATGTACAAGAATATCAAAATATGGAGATATATCAAGTGTAAGACGAGCTTGTAGATTAATTAATCAAAATATTAATTTAGATGAAAAAATTATACCAATATTATCAGAAGAAAAAGAAGAAGAATTAAAAACTAAAGAAGATATTAAAAAATTTTCTAATCCAACTTTACAAATAAAAAGAGGTTTAATTAAAGTTGAATTTTAATTCGTTTAATATCTAAAAAAAATATGTTTATATAATATATATAAAATGGGTTATGAAAAAGGATGTATATATTTAATTTATTCAAGAAATTCAAAAAGAGGATATGTTGGGTCTACTATTCAAGGATTAAAAAAAAGACTTGGAAAACATGAAGTTGATTATCGTGGATATTGGGGCTTATTAAATCAACCAAGAGGTTATAGAAGTAGCTTTGATATTTTTGAGGATGGAGAATATGATATTTATTTATTAGAAAACTATCCTTGCGAATGTAAAGCAAGTTTGGAGCAACGAGAAACTGAATGGATGTGTAAGTTAAGAGAAAATATTGAAATTACAAATAGAAAAAAGGCTTCTTTAAATATTATGATGCCTTTTTCACCTATGGTTTATACTGAAGAAGTAAATCATTTATTAAATTTTTGATTTTTTTTGGTCTGATAAAAATGAACCAAGTACATCTAATCGTTCTTGTGGTAATGTTTTTATTAATTTATATATTACAGAAGAATTTCCTGATATTTCTGCAATAGTTCCATCTGGGTCAGTTATTGATGTTCGAATACTTGTAATTATTTTATTTTTTGTAAAAGTAAATTCTAAACCTCCATCTAAACTTACAAAAAAATTATTATAATCACTGGATTTAGCTATTGTTGCTATAATTGGTAAAGGTTGAAATGAATTTTTTCCTCCATAATATTGACTATCATCTAGTACATCACTTCTTATATTATAATATGGATTTACTAATTTAGATGGGAGATTGGGTGCTGTTAATTTAATACTTGTTTGAGCTTTACTTATTTCTGGAAAATATTCAAAATCTAAATTTTCTCTAAATTTTGCATTAGCATTCGTTCCATGATTAGAAGCATTCCAAGAAGTTGTTAAAGGTAAAGATAAATTATATAATCCAGCACCAAAAATATTAGTTATTAAATCAATTGTGGATTCTTGTTTTACATCAGCATTCGTAAAAGCATAAGGTAAAGCATCTTTATTATTATTTCCAACTCTGGTTGTAAGATCATTGGAAGATGAACGAGAAGCATTAAATTGTTCGTAAGTAAATCCACATCTTCCCCAAAAACCTTCATTCCAATATTTATTACTATATCCAAAATCTTTTATAATTATTCCAGAAAGTTGGTCGTATATAGTCCATCCTTGTAAATTTGGATTTAAAAAATCAGCAGCATAGTCAACACCATCAACAGCTAAATCTGTTATTCTATTTGCTGGATATGGTTTTACGGAAGGAGTAAATGAAGTATTATATAATCTTTTATTTATTTTCCAAACACGATCACCAGAAGTTGGAAATTCAGATACAATACTATCTGTTGAACCATCAGATTCAACTCCTCCAGCATTAAATCTATTTTGTATTCTTTCAGCAGTATGTAAATTTTCAATCTCAAATTTGTTAGATGTAGTATTATAATTAATTGTTGGATTATCAGCTCCACAATATATTTTTTGACTATAAAAATAACTTGCAATTTCAGTTGAATTATAAGCTGTCGGATACATACGATTAATTTGTATTTTTTTATCATACATGAAATCAGTATGACCATCAATTAAACTTACCATTACATTACCATAAGCATTAAAATGACAATCAATTCCTAATCTAGTATCTGCATGAATAACTGAATCTACTGCTGGATTTCCATCATTAACCGAAAAGTAACAGTTTGGAATTGTTGTTTGGTCATCTGGAATATCTGGATTGTCTAAATATCCCAAATGACTTGTTGTAAAAGCAATAACTCCTTGAGATGGAACATTATCATCAGTATATTTTTTAAAAACACCATAAGCATAACCAGATTCCCAGCTTTCTCCTTCGGTTTGTATATCTTTATATTTTGGATTATAATCAAAAAATATTGGAGCTGTATTTAAATATGGAGTTGATTCAGAATCAGATTTTAAATAATCAGTTCCCAACATTTCTGAATATGTTGTACCTCTTTGAGAATCCCTTAATAAATTTATATGTAAAAATCTTGAATTTTCTGGTGTTGTAAATCCTTGATATGTATTATCTTCATTTGTAAATAATTCTGGATGATTGCCTTGTTCATTAAAATATTTTGATAATAAAAGTAATGTTTGAGGTGTCCATAGCATACTTGTAACTATTGTATGAGATCTTGCTACAGAAGCATCTTTTCTAAATCCTATTGTTTGTAATTGATAAGATAAACCTAAATTAGCATAGGCTATATTCGGTCTTTGATTTGCTACTGGAACACGACTATTAATTAATTTTAAAAAATAATTTAAAAAATTTCTGGATGCTACAAATAAAGCAGGTCTTTTAACTCCAATAAATTGATATGATGATAAATATCTTAATGTATTTGCTGAATCTTCTGTTGCAGTATCCCAAAAATTCCAATTTTCAAAATTATTTGTAAAATTAGATTGAGCATAAAAAGTATGATATGTTGGACCATTAATTTCAATTGATACTGGTCTTTCAGTTCTTAATTCTGTTGTTGAACTATAAGTAGCTGGTAAACTTATTTTAAATATTTCAGGTTCTCCTTGTTTTTGTAATTGTCTTGTTAATATATCTGCAATTGTTTCTGGAGATTTAAAACCTTTTGGAATTGATAAATCTAATTTTTCAATATATTCAATATAATTTAATTCTGCTGGACTTGTTAAAGATGCTGATACTATATCTTCTAAATCAGCTTCATCTGTTTGTGATCCATATCTTGTTTGTTCTTGTACAAAAATCATATATCTTGAATTATCATTTCTTTGTTTATAATGGTCTACTGTATTAGAAGCACTTGGTTCATGACCTGAAAAATAAAAATAATCATCATTACACATAAAATTTTGCATCAAATCTCCATTATAAGATGCATTAACACTTGTTAATAATCCATGTGTTCGATAAGCTCTTCCCCTTGCTACTGTATCAAAATCATCCCAATCTTGACTTTGTAATAAACCTTCAAATGAAAATCTACGAGGAAGATTAACTGTATTTTCTCCATGTGCTGTAATATAATAATTATATAATATACTTGTAGAATTACCAGTATTTTGAATTGTTTCTGTTATGTTGGAAGCTGTTACTCTTTCAAAACCCAATATTTTTGTATTATCGAATTTTATTGGATTTATATAATCTAATTTTGTATATGTTACATCTTTTTGTTCCAAAAATTTATCGGTTATTTGTATACTTGCTTCTTCTGAACCAGTTTCAGATATATAAGCATTGTATACTGAAATTTTATCTCCAATATTTACTTCAACACCAGAAGGAAATTCATTTGTAAAAACAGCATTTTGGGTTTCATTATTTCCACGATATTCAACGGATTGGAGTCTATTACAATCTAATAAATTTATATATTCCATATTTATAATAAGATAAGATTTTATATTATTATAAATAAAATTACCAAGCATTATCCCAGAAGTCTGGGTCAGTTATTTTATAAGCTTGTTTTTTCATTATTTTTGGTTCGACTGCTCTACTTATTTTTTCATTAAAAAGTTTTTGTGCTTCTTGTTCCTCTTTCTTTTTTCTTTTTTCTTCTTTTCTTACTTGTCTTTGTTCTTCATATTTTTCAAGTGCTTTTTTTGTTCCAATTGCTGATATACGAGCTATATCCTCTTCAGTAAAATTATTTGTTATATTTTTTGTTTCATTTGTTATATGTACTGGACGTAAATCTTCAATTTCTTTTTGTAATTTTTCTTTTCTCATTTGTTTTCTGGTTTTTGGAAGTTCTTTGCCTTCTGCTTTCAGTTTAGCTCTTTCTTTTCTGGTTTCAGCTGCTTTTTCTCTCGCCTTTGCAAGTTTCTCCAACATTTCAGGAGTCATCTCCCTTTTTTTTCTTGGTTGTTTTTTTACTTTTTGTAAAGCTGGAACAATTGAAGGAACATCCTCCTTTATTTCTTCTTCTAAACCTTCTGGTTCTTTTGGAGGTTCTGGTTTTTTTTTTGGTTTTTTTGGTTTTTTAAAAACATCTTCTTGTTTTACATATTCTTTAATTGGTTCTGGTTCAACCTCATCTTCATCTTCCGTTCCTTCATCAACTATTATAGAAACGTTTTCATCATCTTCTTCTGTCATTTTTCTATAATATTATCTATCATTTTATTTTTAGTTTAAAAAAAATCTTATTAAATATATAGAAAATGGAAAAAAAAGATGAAAAATTTAATAAAATAATACCGAAAATTTATCCTGTATTGGAGGAAGAACCTGATCCAAGAATATTTAATAAACCTATACATCCTAATATGATTCAACCTTATAGTTTAGTTATTGGAGTTGGTCAAGTAAAATCAGGTAAGACTTGCTGTATAAATAATATTATGTTAAGGAAACGAGAGGAAGGGTTCTTAGATGCTCAAGACACATTTGAAAATTCAGTTATTATAAGCAATACTATTGGAAATGATCCATCAGCGAGGTTTTTAAAAAAAGCTTTTGAAGTTCAAGACCATTATACAGATGGTTACATTACAAAATTTATTGAAAAACAGGATTCATATGGTGAGAAAAAAGATATGCCTTATACTTGTATGATACTTGATGATATATTAGGAAGGAATATGAAGAGGAATAATGAAATTTCATTTTTAGCTACTAGATATAGACATAAAAATATTGGATTATTAGGAATCTTTGTGCAAAACTACAAATCTTTGGATACTATTCTGAGGAATAATTGCACTGACTGGCTGGTGTACAAACAGACAAATTCTAAATCTTTTCTTCAGATTGCAGAGGAACTTCATGGAGTATATGGTAGTATGGAAAATTTTATTAAATTATATAAATATGCTACAAGTGTACCTTATGGATTTTTATATTTAAAAATACAAGATGGAAAAGCTTTAAGAAGTTTTGAAGAGGTTATATTTGAGGATGGAAGGATGTTAATCCCAGATACACCAACAGAAAAAGATATAGAAAAAATTATTAATCCAGATAAACCATCAAAAGATAAGGATATTGAATAAACGAAATAAATTCTTAAAATGTCACGGATTCGAGGTGTCTTAAACAGAATAATTCTATTTAAATAAAAAAAAACTTTGAAATTATATTTATTATTCTTTTTATGTCACTTCTAATAACAGACATAATAAGAATAAACAAAAAATAATGAGAATAAATTAAAATAGATTTTGTAAATCACCTTAATCCTCCTATTTGACATAATAAGAGTAATTCTTAAAATGCCACATTAAAAACTGACATTCTAAGAATAAATATCAATCCAATTATATATATAGAATAAATTATTTTAATTATTACTTAAAAATAATCTAGTATATATATATAATATGAACGACGAAAAGATTCAAAAAGTTTTAGAACAGTATAAAAAAAATGCTGTTTACAGAAATAATTATTATAAAAAACGATATGCTGAAGATGAAGAGTATCGACAAATGAAAATACAACGAACCAGAAAACATTATAAAGAAAATAATGACAAAAGACTTGAAAAATATTCAATACAAAGGGAACGTATAAATGCAGAAAGAAGATACAAATATGCATTAAAACGTGGTGATAATCATATTAATAAATTCAAAACGAAATATGAAAATGATTATAATTTATATATTAAAAACATATTGGATTAATCTTTTTTCATGTTCTGGTAAATTAATTCCAACTATTTTTGATTCTTTAAATCTATCTTTATTTATTGTATTCGTATCATGACAAATACATAACATACATTTACTTATATCTGTCATAGCTACTGTTGATTCTTTCATTCCAATAACCATCCCTGTTCCTTCTCCTTGTGAGTTTTTATTAAAACCACCAGTAGCTTTCCAGTGTTTTTTTGTAAAAACCATTGTTGCTTCGTGTCCTTGATGCTTTTCTGTACACTGGATTCCAGTACATAACCAATTATCTTTTGGAAATAAAAATAACATCTGGTTCGAACAAGCCAATCCAGCCCTTTCTTTTTTCATAATATCAATTGAATGTTTTAAATAATCAGATAAATACATATCATCTGAATCCATAAAAGCAATAATTTTGTTAGAAGATTTTTTAACTAAATTATTCCGTTTTTCTCCGATTGTTTTTTTTATTTTATTTTTATAATAAACTAATTTAATTGGATCAATTAAAAGTCTGAATTCAGATTCTTCTAATGCATTTTTAAACAATAAATCTTTATCTGAATCATCATCAACTACAAATTCCAATTTATTAAAATCATAATCCAATCTTGTTAAATTAGATATAATTAATGATTTACACCATGAACGATTATAGATCGGCATACATATTGAAATATTCGGATAGTCCATTATATAATATTAGAAAATAATTCTGAAATAAGTTGTTCTGGTATTATATATCGTTCTTCTTTTTTAATTCCTTGTGTTCCAGTTTTACTTCCTCTTGGGGCTCGTATATGATTACAATTAGGATTATTATTTTTACATTTTTTTGGAATGAAATCTTTTTTATTTGTCCATATAGTTGTAGGTTTCATTCTACTACATCCATATTGACAATAACTTACATCATATCTCGGATAGTCTTTTATAAACCATGACATCCGAGCTGTTGGATTTTCAATAAAATAAATTAGATTTTTATTTTTTTCTAAATGAAAATTTATACATTTTTTTAATTTTTCTAATATTTTTAAGTGTATTACACATTTTTCAGTTTTCGGTGTATGATCTGCATTAAAATGAGTATTACCTGAAGCTAAACTATAACATGAACAATCTGGACTCGCCCAAATAATATCTGGATTTATGCTTTCATAATCCCATTCTAAAAAATCAATACAAATATCAGGATTAAATTTTGATTCAATATCTAATCCAATATATTTCCAACCTTTTGCTTCTATAATTGGTTTTAAAGATTTTGTACCACAAAATAAATCAAGAACTAACATATATATAATTAGATTTTTATTTTGTTATTTTTTGTCAATTTCATAATTTTAACTGGTTTATGTAACGGCTCAATCCAATAATTAGGATCATCAATGATATTTTTTGGAAGAGTTTTGTAATAAAAATATTTATAAGTATTTTTACAAACTATTCTAAAGTAAAATCTATTCATACACTATTTATAAATAGATTTTATTTTCAACTATTTTTTTTTAATCTTTTTACACAAAAATCATAATATTTTTTATCTTTTTCTATACCAATAAATTTTCTATTTAAATCTTTACAAACTAAACCAAGATTTCCTGTTCCCATAAACATATCTAATATTATATCATTTTCATTTGATGCTGTTTCTACAAGTATTTTTAATAAATTATATGGTTTTTCACAAGGATGATTTGTTAATTTTTTTTTAAAATCTATATGTAAATAATTAGGTTTACAATTTCCATTATAAATATAATTTAAATCTTTATAGGTTTTACAATTTTTTAAATCATATAAATCTATAATTTTATTGTATGTTTCTTCAGTGGGCAAAGCAAAATTATTTTTAGATACACGAAAACAATGATCTGCTAATGGAATATCTTTTTTGATTTGAGATTTTGTTTTACCTATATTTTTATGTATTTGTTTAAAATATTCTATTTGTTTTTCTTCTCTCATTTCATCTTTGATATATATCAATATATATTCACAACAATTAATCCAAGATTTACAATTTGGATAATTTAATTTAGTTATATAACTATCTTTAGTTATTGTTATAAATCTTTGAAATTTAAAATTAGTTTTATTTTTTAATATATTTTGTAATTCACAAATAATTTCAAAATTATTATGAAAAAAATAAAGTGATCCATTTTTTTTTAAAATACGATATGAATGTAAAAAAACATCTAACATAAAATCATAATAATTATCTATTTTATCCCATTCTAAATCTTTATGATGAATATTATATGGTGGATCTGTTAATATAAGTTGTACACTATTATCTTTTATATATTTTAATTCATCTAAACAATCTCCATTTATTATTTCCATTTATATTTATATAGATTTTATTTTTCTTCTTTTCTCTTTTTCTTCCTCGCCATATTTTCCAAATGTTTTTCCCATAAATCTTTATCAGCAGTTTTTTGAGTTTTCCC